AGAGGGTACGCAATCTGAACTCTACCATATTTAAACAAAACCTTGTTTATTTAATGCAGCTTGTAGGAATTAACAATCCTGGCGAAGTTAAGTTGGCAATCTTAGAGGATTGGATAAGAACCGAGTACGGAGGCTTTACAATAAACGAAGTAAAAGTAGCGTTTAAGCAAATGGTAGCCAATGACTTTATCGACCACTACCAAAACTTCAGTCCTGCATATTTTAGTCAGGTAATGGATAGGTACAAGAAAAAAGCAAACGAAGTAAGAAAAATGATGCCACAAGAACGAGTAGAAGCAATACCACACTTAACCGATTTAGAGATAATTGATTACAGTTACCAGGAATATAAGGTTCTGGAAAATAGAACTTTTGACAGGTTGTTTAACCCATTATCCGTATTTACAAAGCTTAATAGTTCAGGCATCAAGGTATGGACAAAAGAAGATGGCGCACTTGCTAAAAAAAAACTTATGGAGATTATTACCTACAAAGCTAATAAAATGGACATCATAAGTGCAAAGCAGTACCGAGACGAATGGACTGAGCAATGGCTTAAGAATCAGGCTCGAGCAGTTGCAGTAGCTTTATTTTTTGAGGAACAAATAAAATTTGGCAAATTATCGTTTTCTTAATATAGTTTTGTAATATGACCGCAAACGAATTAACCAAAGAAGCAATCAAGACCCTAAACAAAAACGGGTGCTTTGTATGGCGCAATAACAATCTTGCGGTTCGTGGTCGCACCTTTATAGGTTTAAAGGGTGTTCCAGATGTTGTAGGTTTTCACAGTAAAAGCGGTGTAGCGGTTTATTGCGAAACAAAAGCAATTGGAGATAAACTAAGCAGTTATCAAATAGCATTCTTAAATTTAGCTAAAACGGCAAATTGTTTTTGTTACATAGCAACCGAAGAGAACGGCAAACTAACCTTAAAAGAATATGAACAAGAATAGCATCATATTAGAACTTTGGGAAAGCCGAGAACTTAAGGAAGCAATAGACAAAATGCAGCCTGAAGATTTACGAGAAGATTTAAGAAGTGAACTATTTAAGGTGCTATGTGAAATGGAAGAAGAGCGTTTAATTGATATGCGCACCCGTAACGTATTAAAGTTCTACTTAGTTAGAACTATGATTAATATGATGCAAAGTAATACAAGCCAATTTTATAGGACATACCGCAAACCTTTAGAAGTAGAATTAATAGTACACGATAGAGACGAAGATTTACTTAACAAGGTAGAAGATGAACTATCAAAGATGCATTGGTACAAAGCGGAACTATTACGAGTGTATGCTATCAAGCACAACTGCAACGCTAAAGAATTAAGCAGGGTTACAGGAATACCTTATATGTCAATCCATAGGGAGTTAAAACTAACTAAGAGAGAACTTAAAAAACAATTACGCAAATGATAATTATAGCTGCGATATGCTTTGCAATTTTCTTTGTAGAGATACACCAATTTCATAGAAAGTGGAAATTAGATTTTAAGCCGTTTAGCTGCACGAGTTGTTTAGCAGCTTGGACAGGATTATTTTTATATTTACTTCCTGCAATATGTACTGATGTAATAGCGTTTGTATTTATACCGGGAGTTGCAGCTCCTTTACTTTCAAAACTAATGTGGAATTTATGGAAATAGAACACCGCAAATTTTTAGATGAACACATTGGTAATTGGCATACAGTCCAAAATGGTTATGTGCGTAACATTGACTTAGACATATTAAAAATGTACGAACATATTTATCGCAAGTATATGAGTGCAGATTTTATCTTAACAGTATGGTGCGGAAATTGTATTTTTGATATGATTAAACGATTATACACTTGGTACGAAGAACAACCTAAACCTAAAAATAAAAAAAAGAATGGCTAACTTTATCCACCCTACCGCTATCATTGGCGATAACGTAATTATCGGAGACGGAAATTACATTGGTGCTTATTGTATAATTGGCGACAAAGCCGAGCATAAAAAGTTTTGGCAAAAAGAAAAAGGCAAAGTTTACATTGGAGATAACAATGTTATTACAGGACTTGTAACAATAGATGCAGGAACGGAGATTGATACCTTTATTGGTAATAATTGTTTCATTATGAAACACGCACACATAGGACACGATTGCACTATTTTAGATAATGTAACAATAAGCTGCGGAGCAAAAATAGGTGGGCATTCAATTATTGACAAAGGTGCTAATATAGGACTTAACGCAGTTCTGCATCAGTTTGCAAACGTAGGAGAAAATTGTATGATAGGTGCAAGTGCCTTTGTAAAGGGAGAAGCAAAAGCTAATACTAAATACGCAGGAGTACCGGCAAGGGAAATCGGCTCAAACATAAGATAATGAAAGTAGCTATTTTATTACTTGCACAAAACAGACACGACTTAACTCAGCGTGTAATTAAGCAAAACTTTTTTAACTCTGGTTACAATGCCGATTGTTTCTTAATAGATAACGGCAGCGATACACACGAAGACTTTAACTATCCTTTTGCAGGTTATGACCTATCAAAAGAAAAGAGGGGCATAGCAGCAGGGTTTAATGCAGGTTTACGAATGACACAAAACTATGATGCAGTTTGTTTATTAGCTAATGATATTTTATTACCGCAAGATTGGTTAGCTAAGTTTGTTTTGTTTGCACAACGAATAGAGAAGACAGGCATAATAGGAATACATTGCGTAGAAGATTTGCCGCCAATAGTAGAAGGGGTACATAAAACACATACACCCTTTGGCGATAACTTTATTACTCGGGAACTTATAGATGCGGTTGGCGGTTACAATACTGAGTATGACCCCTATGGAATGCAAGACAGAGATTATGCAGAACGAGCAACAATATCAGGCTTTACTAATTACTACCTTCCGGATATGAGGTCAGAACACATAGGACACGATGTCGGCAATGGAACAGATTACAGACGAATGAAAGACGAAAGTTTAGGACGGGCGCAAAGCGTATGGGAAAAATACCAAGACATATACCACAACCAAAAGAACATAAGATGCGAATACTTTGTATAACTTCTGCCAACTCAGGCGTAGGACTGCATAGAATAATGATGCCGATAGTACACTTAGAAAAAGAGTACGCACTTATAACCGATGTACTAAATGACGAGTTATTAGAGCAAGGTTGGGACATTGTGTTAATGAATAGAATGCTTAACGAGATAGATGCCAATCAAATGGACACTTGGCGTACTAAGTACGGCTTTAAGTTGGTAGTAGACAATGACGATTACTGGGAACTAAACGAAAGCCATATATTGTATTTAAGATATAAGATTAACAATATACCTAAACTAATTACCGATTACTTAAAGATAGCAGACCTATGCACCTGCACTCACGAAAGGTTAGCAGGAGAGATAAGTCCTTACAATAAGAACGTTCACATCTTACCAAACGCATTACCTTATGGGCAAGAGCAGTTCCAGGATAACAAGACAGAAGATTACAAGGTTAGATTGTTTTGGTCAGGAAGCGGAACGCACGAAAGGGATATTGAAATACTAAGGCAGCCGTTTAAAAGGTTACAAGGTATGAACATAAGAACTGTAATAGCAGGTTACAATGACGGGGAGAAACCTATATGGGATAAAATGATTGATGCCTTTACTTGCGGACTAAAGCTTAACCCTACTATCTACAACTATGCTAAGGTTACGGAATATATGGGTGCTTACACGGATAGCGATATTTCAGTTATTCCATTGGTTGATAACAAGTTTAACGCTATGAAGTCAAATCTAAAGGTATTAGAAACGGCTGCTAAAAAGAACCCTGCTATTGTTAGCTACGTCAATCCTTACTTAGATATGCCCGTGCATTACGTTAAAAGTCAAAAGGATTGGTACAAACATATTAAAGATTTAGTAAGCGATGCAGATATGAGAAAGGAAAGCGGACAGAAGTTGTTTGAGTTCTGCCAAAAGAAGTATAACTTTGACGAGATAAATTTAGACCGAAAGTATATTTATAGTAAACTATGCCAGTAACATTAGCTAATATATTTTATCACACTAAGGTTGACAAGTCGGGCAGATTAAGGTCTGTTGGTACTTATTCTTGTGATAAATGTGGCATAGAATGTACCCAAAGAGCAGACGAAATAAGAAGGAGAGGTGCTTTATGTAAAAAGTGTAAACTAACACAAAATTTTACAAACGAGTTTAGTAATAAAAATTTAGAACTTACTTGTGCAAATGTATTAAAAAGCAAGTTAAATAAGAGATATATAAAAAGGGGCTTAACTTGTACATTATCAGGAGAAGAGATACTTAAATTAGTTAAAGATAAATGCCATTATTGTGGAACAAAACATAGCAATAATATGCAATATAAACAACTTAATTTTAAGTATAACTTTATCTATAATGGTATTGATAGGATAGATAGTTCAAAAGGGTATATTCAAGGGAATGTAGTAACTTGCTGCAGAACTTGTAATGTAGCAAAAATGGATATGGACTATAAAGAATTTATTAACCACATTACAAAAATATATAATCACATAAGAAATGCCAATATATAAATGCGCCTCTAATGGCAAGTACAGAATAGGCTCAGGCGGTTGCGTTTACGATACCGAAGAGAAAGCTAACAAAGTTTGGAAGGCTATTCTTGCAGGTGGCAAGTTCGCAGATAGCTATAATGACTATCCCGAAAGTGCAACTAATAATGCAAAGAGAGCTTTAGAATGGGCAGAAAAAAATGGTTGGGGTTCTTGTGGAGAAGCAACTGGCAAAGCAAGAGCAAGGCAGTTAGCAAATCGTGAGCCGATTAGTAGAGATACGATTGCCCGTATGGCTTCCTTTAAAAGACACCAACAACATAAAGACGTTCCTTATAGTGAAGGTTGTGGCGGTTTGATGTGGGATGCTTGGGGC